TTATCGACGAGCAGGGTATTCTCTTCCAGGAAGCTATCAAAACTCCGGATACGTCAGTTATACCTACCCAAACGATAGACCTTATAAAGCAGTATCAGATAGATCCTAAGAACGTCCTATTTGATAGAGGTGGAGGAGGGTACGAGCATACAAACTACTTACGTAAGATCGGTTATCAAGTTCGCTCTATGGGCTTCGGAGAAGCTGCTACTGACCCGTTTATCTCTAGGCGGATGAAATCGACTCAGGAGCGTACGGAGCAAGTCGAAGTTAAGTACGTCTACCGCAATCGTAGAGCGGAGATGTACGGTATGCTCCGAGAGCTTATCAATCCGATGCTAAGAGAGAAACCGTTTGGTATTCCTTCCCAGTATACCGAACTACTAAACCAACTACGTCCGTTACCTCTACAATTCGATCAGGAAGGGCGGATGTATTTACCACCAAAGGATAGACGCTCAAAAGACTCTAAAGAGCAAACGCTGAAAGAGATGCTAGGTTGTTCTCCCGATGAGGCGGATAGCCTAGTATTAGCTACGTTCGCTATGGAACGCGTCAAGCGCAAGCTCGTACTCAAGTCATACTAAGGAGATCGTTATGGCTACTCGAATAACAAAGAACCAGTTAGCGAAGAAAGATCAAGAACTGAAAGAACGTCGGCTAGTCGTCGATGAGCTTATAGCCAATGCTATGACTCAACGTTCGAACTATATGAATCGTCTCTTAGACGCTAGGCGGGACATCGACGCTGAATGCGGATATACCCGCGTGTCCGATCTAACGCTAGAGCACTACCAGACGATGTATGACGCCGAAGGAATAGCCCAACGAGTCGTCGAAGTACTTCCTGAAGAAACGTGGAAGGTGCAACCTAGTATCTACGAAGATGAAGACCCAGATTCATCTACGTCGTTTGAAGAGTCCTGGACAGAATTCTGTAGAGGTTTACTAGGCGAAGAATCTTGGTATGGAGACGAAGCTGGTAATCCCGTATGGGAGTACCTAGGGAGAGTCGACAAACTAAGCGGTATCGGCTACTACGGCGTACTCCTCTTAGGACTAGACGACGGTAAACCCCTCAACGAACCGGTAGAAGGTAACGCCCACAAGGTAACGTTCCTACGTTGCTTTAGTAACCATCTAGCGTCTATCGCTGCGTTCGAAACGGATCCAAGCCTACCTCGATACGGTAAACCGACGTCCTACAATCTAAAGTTCACCGATCCTTCGAAGGTTTCCGACGTCGTAGCATTCGAACCTTCGGAGACCGTTAACGTTCATTGGACTAGAGTACTCCACGTAGCAGATACTCTAGAGAGTAGCGAAGTCTTTGCCGTACCTAGAATGCGTCCGGTATTCAATCGTCTCCAAGACCTCCAAAAGCTCTACGCTGGATCAGCGGAGATGTATTGGCTAGGAGCGTTGCCGGGTTTAGCGTTCGAGACGCATCCTCAGCTAGGTGCCGATTGGTCCGACGATTCTCTAGAGGGCGTACGAGAAGCGGTCATGGCTTATAAGGATGGTCTTCAACGTCACCTAGCCGTAGCCGGTACTCAAGTTAAGACGTTAGCTCCGCAGGTGGTAGATCCTTCAGCCCAGATCGACAAGATACTAGAGGCTATCTGTATCAAGTTAGGTATCCCTAAGAGAGTCTTTATGGGTAGCGAACGCGGAGAACTCTCTAGCGGTCAAGACAAAGACACGTGGAACGAGCGTTTAGTTGGTAGACAGAAGAACTACGTAACTCCACGTATCATCGTACCCTTTATTGATCGACTAATCATGCTAGGCGTTCTTCAAGAACCTAAAGAGGAATACCACATCGAATGGCCTGATCTCGACGAACTACGCCCGAAGGATCAAGTTGAAATCGCTGCTCGTAAGACCGAAGCTATCGTCAAGTACGTCGGAGGCAACGGAGATAACCTCATAGAACCTGAGATGTTTCTGACTAAGATCCTAGGTATCGAAGAAGACGAAGCCAAAGAGATTATCGACGCTACGGCAGAGTACGTTGAAGAGCAAGAACCAACTACGGCGGAGCTACTCGAACAGCAGCAATTAGAGCAAAGCCAAGCTACCTTCGAAAGAGAGCAAGGAGAGTCTAATGGCGACAATAACCCGTTCGGAAAGAAAGCCAAAGAAACCCCGAAGGGTAAACCCGCTGAAGGTGGATCCGACAAGAACGGTGATGCTCCGAAAGCGTTTCGTAAGGGAAATGAATAAGAGGTTTCGTCTACTCAAAGGACAGATCCTCAAACTTATTATCGACGAAGATGCTCTAGGCTTACGCTCTAGGCGTACGCCCGTAACTAACCGCTGGCAATTTCGCAGCGATAGCGAAGGTGTAGAAGCGTTCCACGACTGGGTTCTTCAACAGTCTAACGAAGGAGTCATTGGTAGTAACGTATCCGGCGATAACTGGATGACTAACTACATCGAAGAAGCTCACGAGAAAGGAAAGGCCAGAGCTTTCGATGACTATCGTAAAGGTTACGCCCAGGATGCTTCTACGGCTGACTTCTACCTAGGTTCCAAACAGGAGTTTCTACGTAGTGCGTTTGACCGAGCAGTCTCCGCCGACAAGGTAAGACTCTTAGCCTCCAGAGCCTATACGGACTTAGTAAACGTAACGGCTACTATGGCTACTCAGATGCGACGTACGCTTACAGACGGTATCATACGCGGAGACTCACCCCGTAAGGTAGCTAGAGAGCTTAACCGTACCGTAGACAAGATAGGAGCGACACGAGCTAGGACGATAGCTAGGACGGAGACTATACGAGCGCACGCCGAAGGCCAACTAGATGCCCTAGAGAAGCTGGGCGTAGAGGAGCTAGGCGTACTAGTCGAATGGTCTTCTACTGGAGACGATAGAGTTTGTCAACTCTGCCTACCTCTAGACGGCGTAACGCTAAAGCTCAAAGAAGCTCGTGGTATGTTACCGCGTCATCCTAACTGCCGCTGCGCTTGGATACCGGCTAACGTCGGAGAGAAGAAGAAACTATCCCAACGTAAGTCTAAGGCACGTATTGAACGAGCCAAGGATAAGTCGTTGACCGCCGAAGCTCCTAAATACGATCCAAAGGATCCACGTACGATAAAGCAGGGTAAGCGAAAACTTACCAAGAAAGAACGTTTAGCCATCGGTAGGAAGAAGTCTAGTTGGTACGGTGCCGATCTTAGCGTTTCCAAAGTACGTCCTAAAGCTCTAGTAGGAGAAAGCCTAAAGAGCCAAGCTAAACGTCATGCTAGTTTAGCTATCAAGGCCGGTAATCTTGGACCTACCCTAGCTACGGAAATAGCCAAGGAAGCAGGCGTGTCTCCTACCGTAGCCAAGATGGCTCTAACCGCTGCGACTATCGGAGACTTTACCGTTCCAGGGTTACCGGTAGGCTCTGTAGCTGTATCTCTTCTAGCCTCTGCTAAGAGCCCAGCTGCTATGTCGAGGGTAGCCCGTAAGATCGTACACGAACTAATGAGGCTTTACTAATGCCTTCTACACTAGAAACAAAACGAGTAGCTTTACAAACTGCGTTAAGAGCTAAAGCTTGGGTCGGAGATGAAGAACGTTGGTTCTTCGGCTACTTCGCAGCTAGAGACGAACAAGCTACTCACGACGAAGCGATGGATATAGCAGACCGTTATATGGAGAAACTTAAGCAGGAGGAAAAATGAGCGGCACTAAATTTACTCCTACGGAGAAGAAGATGCTAGAGATACTTAGTGATGGTAGACCTCACCGCCGCAAAGAGCTACACGCTTGTTGCGGACCTAGCTCTGAAAGAGGAACGGTCTATAGACACGTATCCTCGATACGTACTAAGCTAAAACCTAAGGGAGAAAACATTGTTTGCGTTCTCCTCAATAGGTCGGTACATTACCAACACGTAAGACTCTTGCAAAGTCCGTATGACGGTAGGTCGTAAGCCTTAAACCTACTTTCTTTCTATCCACTCTACGCAGCCTATATCGACCTAGCTATATCAAGTAAGAAGAACCATAATAGTAGTAAGGAGAACGCTATGGAAACCTTGGTTGCTAACTTTACCGGTACTATCCGTCGAGAGACGATGGGCGGTAGGGAATACATCGTAGCTCCGCTTACGATGATCGTTCCTGGCGTACTAGCCGGTAGCGATGGACCGCTATACTATCCCGCTGAGGAGATATCAGCTAACTACCGCTCTTGGGATCATATCCCTATCGTCGTCTACCATCCGGTGAAGGAAGGCAAAGCGGTATCGGCTAGGACTCCCGAAGTTCTCAATAAACAAGGCATCGGCGTTATTCTAAACGCTCATCTTTCCCAGGACGGTAGCGGAAAGCTTCAAGCTGAAGGTTGGTTCGACGTAGAGCACGTTCAGAGAGTTGATAGCAGAGTATACGATTCTCTGACGAACAATACGCCTATCGAGTTAAGTACTGGGCTAGGTCTCGACCAGAAAGAAAAGCCTGGCGTATACGCAAGCAAAACCTACAAGGCTATAGCTACGAACTACCGACCTGATCATCTAGCTATCCTCCCAGACCAACTTGGAGCTTGTTCTCTGAAGGATGGCTGCGGAGTTCTCATAAATAAGAAAGAAACCGACCCAACAAAGGAGAATACTCTCATGGGTAAGAAAGAGGACTTGATTGCTTCGCTTATCGCCAACTGCGATTGCTGGAGCGAAGACGACAAGGAGATTCTCAACGGTATGTCCGAAGAGAAGCTTCAAACGCTGAACGAGCACGTTACTCGTTCCAACGAAGCAGTTGAAGTAGCTAACGCTGCGCGTAAAGGCTTCGAAGATAAGACCATCAAAGTGGTCGTCAATTCCAAAGGAGAGTTTGACGTGAAGAAGAAAGAGGAGAAACCGCCGGAAGTCAAGCCGACAGTTAACAAAGCTCCGGCTAGTCCGCCTGCTCCTCAGACCGAAGACGAATGGTTTGCGAGTGCTCCGGAGTCGGTACGCCGAACGGTAGCGAACGCCGTACAGATGGAGCAGAAAGCGAAAGCTGACGCTATCGAAGTCATTACGAAGAACGAGACAAACCCGTTCTCAAAAGATCAACTGGAAGCCATGGACGTCGATACCCTTCAAGGTATGGCGAAACTCGCCAAGCCGGAAGCCAAGCCGACCATCGCGAACTATCTTGGGGCGTCGACTCCTGCTCCTACCGGAGGAGTAGCGAACCAGAACGAAGAAACTGAACCGTTGATTCCGCCCACTATCAACTGGGCTGATACTGACGAGTAGTCAACGGAGTTACTAGACCCAAGCCATCTTCCTGGAGGATATAATCAATGGCTAAAGGAAATGAAATCATCGTCAGTGCCGAACCGCAAGGAAGGTTTATTGAGGGTATCGTCAGCGGTACTCCGAAGCCTGGTACTGTGATGCAAGTTAAAGCGGCAACCGCCGCAGATGCTAGCGGAAAGCATACGTGGGAAGTCTATAACGCTGCCGCCGACGGCAACCAACGACTTATCGCGGTTCTGCTTCCTGACGCTCTTAGCGGGCAGCTAGCCTCTACCGCGTACGTTACGGCTACGCGATGCTTCCTGTACGTACCTATCGCTGGCGAAGAGCTTAACATGCTCTACGCTAATATCTCCGGTACGTCCGATGCGTTTGCTGTTGCCGACATCATGATGGTAGACGATGGAACGGGTAAGCTCGTCGCAACTACCGGTACGCCGGAAAGCGAACCGTTCATCTGCCTGGAAGCCCAAACCGCGTTGACCGCCGATGCGCTCGTCTGGAGTATGTTTACCGGCTATTAATGTTCGCTGGTCTCGCCACGGACTATAACCAAAACCCTCATGGAGGTTTATTCAATGTTTACTGATTACGTTCTCAATGGAGCGGGTCATGGCGACGTAGGCGAACAACTAGCCGGATGTCGTTTTGAGCCTACGCTCTTACGTCCGTTCGTCGGAAAGGATGGACGCAAATACGTCACGGTCAATACGGGTAGAGTTGGCGACGACGGCAAACCGGTTTACCAAAATCGTCTCGTACGCGATATGATTGACTACGGTGTTCCGGAGTTTGTTATCAACGCTACCGCTCTCCGTAAAGACGAGTGGAAGATGTTCGACCAAGTAGTCATGAAGGCTGCTCGTCAACGATTCCGCGCATGGTCTGACCTTGAAGCCCGCAATTCGTTTGGCGGATTCAACGGTATGTCGAAGATGATTCTGGAACACGAAACGATGAGTGATCCGGGTGAAGCCGTCGTCGATATGGACGGTCTGACTCCGGGACGTACGGATGCGCCCGTCTTCCAGCTGGAAGGTTTGCCGCTTCCTATTACTCACTCTGACTTTTGGTTCTCTAGTCGTCGTTTAGCCGTTAGCCGAAACACCGGTACGCCGTTGGATTCGACTATGGCCGAAGCCGCAGGACGTCGTGTTGCCGAAGCTATCGAGAAAACGCTCATCGGTATTAACGCTGGCGTTCAATACGGTAACACCTCCGACTACGGACAAACGCCGAAGGTTTACGGTTATACGACGCACCCGCAACGTACGACCAAGACCGATATCACAACGCCGACTGGTACCAACTCGAATACGACGTTGGCCGAAGTTTTGGCGATGCGACAGCTGGCGTACGATAACTACATGTACGGACCTTATATGCTCTACCATTCGAGCGACTGGGACACGTACATGGATAACGATTATTATATCACGTCTGGGACTCCTACCCAAACGTTGCGTAATCGTCTTCGTGCGATCGACGGTATTCAAGACGTTCGCCGTTTGGACTTCTTGACGAATACGTTTACTCTCCTTCTCGTCCAGATGACTTCGGACGTAGCCCGTGCCGTTAACGGTATGGAACTTACTACGGTCCAATGGGAGTCCCAGGGCGGTATGAGAGTCAACTTCAAAGTGATGGCGATCAAGGTTCCGCAGATACGAGCCGACTACAACGGCAAGAGCGGAATCATTCACGGTACCACTTCGTAGGAGTGGTTCTCCATCGGACGGGACCAGGGCTAGGCTTTCGGGTTTAGCCCTGGCCTTTTATCTACTCTCTCAAAGGATAGCGGCATGAAGTTTAGAGTACTGGGCGGCAACCACAGTCAAGATGGTAAGGTCTTTCAAAAAGGCGACATTGTAGAGACCGATAAACCTCTCGACAAAATCATGGCTAACAAGTTCGTGCGGATTCTTGAAGGAGCATCGGCTACTGAAGAAGCTCCTACTAACAAGCTCGATACCGAAGTAGCCGACGGTTTACAAAACATGACGGTAGCGGAGCTCAAAGCGTTCGCGGCTGACGAAGAAATCGACTTGGGGACGGCTACGAAGAAAGCGGAAATCCTCAATACAATCCGAGCAGCGTTAGACCTTGCGTAAGGAAGTAAGTCATGGCGATCCGAACTACGCCTACCGAAGTAAAACAAGTCTTGGAGACCGAAGACTCCATTAACATGACTCCGTTTATTGGTCCGGCTAGTAGGCTCGTGGATTGGCTTTCTTCCCAGGATACGAGCGGAGAGCTGAGTGACGACGTTCTAAAGGACATTGAAACTTATCTCTCCGCTTGGCTCTATAGTCTCCGCGACCAACCGTTCATGTCTAAGAACACTGGTAGAAGCGGAGCTACGTTCCAAGGCGAGATGGGAAAGTATTTCGAGCTTAACTACTACGGCCAAGCTGCTCTGATGATGGATACGACGGGCAGACTCCGGACGTACCAAGAACAGAAGACGAGAGCCAAGGTACTCTGGCTAGGAACTAACTACAAAGACCACGATAGCAACGACCCAGCTTACGACTAGAGCCATGCCTAACCTAGAGATCAGTTCACTACACGAGAAAGCGGTGCTGTACGCTAAGTCGAGCTTTAACAAGTTCGGGGAGCAGACAGTATCTACCGCCGTAGAGATAGACGCTAGGTGGGAGTTAGGCGTAGCTTTAAACATCGACCTATTCTCTACTACGAAAGAAGCGGATGGAATCGTTTGGGTAGACCGAGATATAACGAACCACTCACTACTTTACCAGGGCGGTAAGTCCGACCTCCCATCGCCGGTTACCGACCTCTACGAAGTTATCAACTTTACGAAGATACCCGACATAAAAGGTAGACACCCGGAACGAGTCTGTTTAGTCCGAAAGTTTAACGACACTCTTCCAAGCTAGGAGCGTAGCATGAAAAGCATAGCGGCTATTCTGTTGCTGGCTCTTATTCCGTCAACCGGATACGGCCAGTGGGATGTAGGTGGTAGCTGTAGTCCGCAGACTACCACGACGGTCCAGGTTGGATCGACCCGTACCAGCGTAACGATCAACAAAGTTCCGATGATCTGTAGGATCCAAACCCAAGATAACTCTCTAGGCTCTGGGGCTTGGTGCTACTCTCCGGTAACGAAGCAGTACGCCATCCTGACCGCGTGGCACGTGGTAAGCGGCTGCCCCAGGTCTAAGGTTGATATCTACTTTCCCGCTACCGGCTTTCGGTGTAAGGGTAAGGTTCACAAATTCTACAAAGAGCATGACGTTTGTAGTATCATCCCGGAGACTACGCCGAACGTTAAGCCAATTAGAGTCTCGACGGTAGACGTCAAAATAGGAGAAAGCCTAAACTGCGCTGGACTTGGGGGTAAACCCCGCAAAGGCTTTCTCTGTTGGAGAGGTAGAACCATACAACGGTATAAGTACCGTTCGCACTTTAAGGACTATCAAGCTACCGCCGTGACCGTTAGTAAGGCTTGTAGTCAAGGAGATAGTGGAGGGCCGGTTTGGAATTCTACCGGACGTCTAGTCGGCGTTATAACGGCTGACGAATCTAAGACAAACGTAACCGTCATAACTACCGGGATGGTCCGCCGTAAGTGTCGTCTCTTCCACATGCTATTCCCTTGTAAGAAACCTCCGCAAACTCAAGTACGTGTAGAGACTAGTCAACCTATCTACGAATACCAAGCTCCGTGTCCGGACCCACCTCCAGTAGATCCTATACCCGATACGCCTCCAGTGGATCCGCCGGTTATTTGTCCTCCTCAACAAGTGAGCGTTGACTATGAACGTATCATTAACGAAGTCTACGCGAAGATGGAAGAGAACGCTGATAAGTTTCGCGGTCCTGCCGGAGCTAATGGTGCGGACGGTGCTATGGGACCACCGGGACAAGACGGCCAGATCACCGCTGAGCATTTGGCGGCTATATCTCAAGCTCTAAAGAACGATCAAGAGTTTATCGCGAAGACTACCGGACCTCCAGGCAGAGACGGTACGCCAGCCGACGTTAACGCTCTCGCCACGGAAGTCCTAGCTATACTTCGTACCAACCAAGAGATAGAACCTAATTGGTCTCATCTAGTCGTCGTAGCTTCCCAAGAAGCTGAGTATTGGGACCGACTAAATAGCCAGATAGATAAAGCTCAAGACTACTATCATCGTCTTAGGGTTATAGAACCTCCGGACGATAAAGACATTGGGCCGTTACCAGTGATGGTAGCGTATAACAAAGGAAAGCCGATCAGGGATTGGTCGGGTTATCGAAACGTAACGGATGCACTTCATAGAATCACCAGGGGGGATTTTGATGACGACATCAAGACTCCTGGTGAGGACGATTCCTAAAGCTCCGCGATAGCGGTAAGGAGTTAGAAATGGCGTTGGACGAAAACGTTGCTGATCTTCTCAAGATGGAAGGTATGGCTGGGGCACGCGAGAGTGCTAGGTTGACCGGCGTGGTCGACAGAAACTTGGTTCAAGGTTTGGGCGTTATCAACTCGACGCTCATCCAGCAGGCTGGCGGAGTAGCCGACGACGCAGCTACGATGGCCGCGTTGCGTAGTTCGGTATACGTCCCGAAGGGTGACGTTGGAGCCTAGTCATCGACTGAGACTATAGCCATGTTAAGGGATGACGGGCTAGGGCAGCGGTCTATCTTAGCGGGTGGACCGCTGCTTTACTAAACTGGGAGCGGTACTATGTCTGAAGAAATCGACGAAATTTGGGATGAGGCCCTTAAGGAGATAGCCGCCAATCATCAGGTAGGTAAGAATCACCAATACCTTTGCGAAGAAGCAATCGGTAACATCGCGGCGTTGAAAACTATCAACGATACGTCCGTGGAGGAGATGTTAAAAAACTCATGAACGATGCGACTATAAATCCAGACGTCCGGAACAAAGTTCTGCGAGTCGCATCCGACGCTATCGCAGAACGAAACAAGTTAACCCGATTCTTCCGGTATAACGCCCAAGCTAAGCACGGCGTTCCGCAAGATCCAAACGATACTATCGAACCCCAAACGGTAGAGGTACAGCGGACGGTAGAGGTACCAAGAACCGAACGTATCGTAGTAGAGCACATCAAGTCCGATGTAGCAGAACCGACTACGCCCCAACCGGTAGTAGCAACCTCAGATACAGATCCTTGGAAAAAAGCAGCTATGGTACTGGGGTCTGCCGCTGCCCTAGTAACCGCTGGGACTCTCGGCTGGTGGGCTGCAGGTACGAAACCGCCAGAGTCCCAGAGTACACCCGCAGTAGAGAGGCAGGAAGTTCCTCAATACCAGTCTCCGCTTCAGTACCTTGAAGATAGAGGAGAGCACCTACCATGACGTACCAAGAGGAGTTCTTAAAAAACCATTTCGAGAAGCAACGTGAGATAGACCGCGTAGCCCTCGACAGCGTTACGAAACTAGCGTCAGAGAACAACGAGCTTATCCATAGGCTTGGCGTTATCTCCTCCAGGAGAGTAAGCGATGGCGGACAATCCAGCGAAGAAGATGCTTGAAGAGTTAGATAAGATCGACGTCGAAAACCAGGTCATGGAACAATCGATGTTTGGAGTTAGCGGACAGCTAAACATCGATCCGAGAGTGACTCAAATTGCTAGTCTCCTTCAACAAAATCCGATCGTGATTACTCCTGCCTTAAAGTGGGTTCAACAAACGATAGGACGTATCAACCTAGCTCAGCTTAAGGTTCTGTACGGAGAAGAAGAACTAGAGCGTATGTTAGAAGAGGCAAACAAAACCTAGGAGACTAGTCATGGACGACTTAGATAGATTGTTCGGCCCCAGGCCTAGTCCTCACGACCGTTACGTATACGAGTTTGCGCCCGTACGTACGATAGATGGAGATACGATAGTCGCAGACATCGACCTAGGGTTTGAAGCTATTCTTCATAACCAAGCCATACGGCTACTCGGGATACAGTGCGTTGAACGGTCCGAACGAGTAGCTTGGGACAAAGCCAGAAACAGAGTCATCGAACTCTTAGCTGGCGGCGAAACTTTTCTTATTCGAACGATCTACGACAAGCGTGGTTCGTTTAAGCGTATCCTCGCAATCGTGTGGATAGACGGTATTTGTTTAAACCGACGGCTAGTAGAAGAAGGACATGCTGTGCTATGGGGTATCTAACTGGACTAATACTGCTAGCGGAAACCGCAGAAGTAGCCTCTTGGGTGAGTATCATCGAACGGGTTGGTATCTCTGTCGTATTACTTTGCGGCTTAGGCTACATCCTAGGATGGAAGCTAGGTCCACGAGTCGTTGACGGCCACCTAAAGTTTCTGGATAAGACTACAGAAGCTATGGAGAGCTTAGTTTTATCTCAGAAGAAGATCATCGGCAAACTAGACGACGTAGCCTCAGTAAGCAAAGACACCGACAAGTTTATGGGTATCGTTCAAAAAGAGCACGCTACTCAAGAGGATAAGATTGACGCGGTCCACGACGACGTTAAGAAGATCAAGTCAGTTGTTGTAGCTAGAGAAGACGAAGAGTAGAAACTGTAGGATAGACTATGACGATAGACGAGCTATTTGATGTTGTAGAAGAGACTACTACAACGACCGGCACCGGAGCGTTAACGGTAGGTGGAGCGACTACTTGGCACGAGTCGTTCAACGATACCGTTGCGGACGGCGGTGAATGCGTTATCCATATCCGTCACCAAGAAGCAGATGAATGGGAAATCTGCGAGTCCGTCTACACCCACGCTTCTACTTCGCTTAGTCGCGGTACGCTCCTTCGTTCCTCTACGGGTTCCAGAGTAAATTTCTCAGCCGGTACTAAAGACGTTTGGCTAGTCGTCGGAGCCAAGCGAACTATCTTCATGAACGATGAGGGTAGGGTAGCTATCAACGATCTAAATAGCACCGACGTTTTCTACATCTCTCATAACGGAACCTACAACCTATTCGAAACGACGGCAGGAGCGTTCCGCTTTACCGGAGACAGTAGCCTAGGCGATGCGATTATCGCGGTAGACGTAGCGGGTGCCGGTAATGAGTACGGTAGGCTCCGCGTATTCGACGAAGACGATGCAGAGTGGGTAGACATCTACGCTTCTGGAGGCTACGCCGTCGTTCAGTGTAACTCCTCTGGTACCGGAGAAAGCGGATTAGACCTACAGCTAACCGGAGACTGTGACGCAGCGTTTTTTAGAGGGGTAGCCGATGGCGAGAACCCATACTTGAGAGTCTACGGCTACGATACGGTAGCAGGAGCAGCCAAAGCTCTAGCTTTCTTCGTAGCCACGGATGGGGCTGCGTGTTTAGCTTCATCTTCAGGAGAGACTATAGAACTGCGTCCGGAAGGTTCAACAGGTTACCGCGTTAAGGTAGAACCTGACGCCCACACCATTATCGTCTCTAATGGCACTATAGGTATTTCCAACCTCGACAATGCTTGGTTGTTAATCGGAGATTCGACTACCGGCTTAGGGATGGATACCAACGAGATATTCTTTGCCGGATCTGGAACTACTCACTTTGGTAATCTCGACGCCCAAGCCTTACGGTTCTATACAGACTCAGCCGTTAGGATGTCGCTGGACTCTACTGGAGACCTCGACGTAGCTAACAACATCGACCTCCACGGGAACTTAGAACTTGAAGCTTGTATCGGTTCTTCTGCCGGAGTTATTGAAGTAGACGGCAATCGCTTTCTACATAGCTATAGTCATGAGACCGGAGACACTGCGGTACCCGCTGGTAAGAACACTTTCTTAGGAGAGTAC